AGAGTACAGGAACATGACGATCGAGACCCGTCAGCCTGAAGAGGGTGAAGAGGGCAAGATCGTAGTTGGATATGCGAGTACGTTCGACAAGCCGTATATGCTTTTCAGCGGAGAAGGCTGGGAGTACTGGGAGACAGTAGACCGCACGGCGTTCGATGAGACCGACATGAGCGACGTGATCATGCAGTACGACCATGCGGGCAGAGTATTCGCAAGAACAAGGAACAACACCCTTGCCGTCGAGCCGGATGACAAGGGTCTGTTTATAAAGGCAGACCTCGGGGGCACGGAAATAGGCCGAGCCTTATACGAGGAGATCGCCGGAGGCTACACAGACAGAATGAGCTTCGGCTTCACAGTGAAGTCTGACTCCGAGGACAGAGAAAAGGACGAGGAGACGGGCATCACAAGATATACGAGGCACATCAAATCTGTGGGCAAGCTTTACGATGTTTCAGCCGTATCCCTTCCGGCCAATGACGGCACTTCTATCACGGCGGATGCTGTGACAAGAAGCATTGACAATCTGAATGACGGAGTGATCAAGAGGATTCAGGCGGAGAGACTTGAGGAAGAGAAGAGGGCATTGGAACAGAGAAGAGCCGAAATCAAAAGAAGGGCATTAGGAGGAAAAAACTAATGACAAGAGAAGAAATCGCAAACCTCGGCTATGAGGAGCTCGAGACCAGGAAGGCAGAAATCGCCGTTGAGACAGACGGAGCAGATGCCGAAAAGCTCGAGACCTTATCCGCCGAGCTCGACATGATCGAGGAAAGGAAACTCGCCCTCGATAAAGAGGTCGAGGAAAGAAAGAAAGCCGCCCAGGCCGTAGTTGCCGGAGCGGGAAAAACCATCGAATCAAGAAAGGAATCAACCATGACATTCGAAGAATTCAGAAATTCAAAGGCATATGTTGACGCATTCGCCAACTACATCAAGACCGGCAAAGATGAAGAGTGCAGAGCCCTCATCAAGGAGTTCAGAGCCGAGTCCGAAGACCCCGTCACATTCACGACACAGAATGTTGTAGGCGGTAATGTTCCCGTCCCGACATTCGTCGAGAACAGAGTCAAGACCGCATGGGAGAGAGATGAGATATTCAGCAGAATAACCAAGACATTCGTCAAGGGCAACCTCAAGGTCGCCGTCGAGACATCCGCAACGGGCGCAGATATCCACACAGAAGGAACACCCGCTCTCGATATGGAAAAGGTAGAGTTGGCAATCGTCAACCTCGTTCCCGTCACAATCAAGAAGTGGGTGGCATTCTCCACAGAAGTCCTCGCCATGGGATCAGAAGAGTTCCTCATGTATGTGTACGATGAGATCACATATCGTATCATACAGAAGGCGGCAGAGATGGCACTCAACGCCATTCTCAACGATGCCAACAATCTCACCGGAACAGAGGTAAGCGGAGCGGTAACAACCGCCACCATCATCCAGGCGATCGCAAACCTGGGCGGCGAGGCAAGAGACCTCGTTCTCATCGCTTCCGCACAGACCATCGCAAACATCAGAATCGCAGCCCTCAACGCCGGATATGCATATGACCCGTTCCAGGGTCTGACACCGATCACCGCTCCGGCGGGAATCCTCGATCATGGGGATGCCATCGTTGGAGACCTCTCCGGTGTCCAGGCTAACCTTCCCGAGGGTGCAAATGTCAGATTCGTCCTTGACGAGTATTCACTCGCCGAGAAAGACCTCATCAAACTCGTCGGCAGACTCTATGCCGCAATCGATGTGGTCGGTCTGAAGATGTTCGTTCACATTGGCGGCCAGGGGGAATAAATACCTCGAAGGCTAAAGCCGACACCTCGACCATGACAAAGGCCGAACTCCTCGCCTATGCGGAGGAGAACGGGGTCGAAGGTGTTTCTTCGAGGATGACCAAATCGGCGATAATTGAAACCATAGAGGCGGCCAACTAACGGCCGCCTTTAATCTGTGAGGTATTACAAATGCTTGAAAAAGTGAAACTTGCACTCCGCATCACAACGGATGCCTTCGACACGGAGCTGAATGACCTGATAGCAGCGGCACAGCTGGACATGGGTATTGCCGGGGTAGTGATCCCGTCAGAAGTCGATGCCTTAGTGACCAAGGCCGTGATCACCTACTGCAAGATGTCATTCGGCCTTCCCGAAGAATACGACAGACTGAAGAAATCATACGACGAGCAGAAGGCCCAGCTGTCGAATGCTTCGGGATACACCACTTGGGAGGTATCCCATGTATGACGGAATCGCCACTCTGAAAAAATACGGAGAGCCGACCTTCGACCGCTACGGGAACAGCATTCCAACGATAGAAGAGACCCAGGTATTCGTTCAGCCCCGGTCCGTGTATGCGTCTGAATTTTACGATGCAGCGCAGGTCGGGCTGAAGCCGTCTCTCACTCTGTATATGACAAACAGAGCTGACTATGACGGTCAGAAGGTCCTGGAGTACGAAGGCCGTGAATACACGGTCATTCGTGTAGACTGGCGGGCCCAGAGGGACGGCATCTCTCTCATATGCGAGGAGCGTGTCGATAATGGCTGATATAACCATCGGGGACGAACTTCGTAAAGTCTTGGACGAGTATTCCAAGGATCTGAAGAGTGCGGCCAACAACGCCATAGATTCAGTAGCAAAGGAGTCAGTTAAAAAGCTGAAGGCCACATCCCCGAAGCGTCCCAAAGGCGGACGTTATGCGAGAGGCTGGGGACTTCAGCGAGAGAGAACACCTCTGGGGGTCAACCTCGTCACCGTTCACAACAAGACCGACTGGCAACTGACATACTTACTTGAGAACGGCCATGTGACCAGGAACAAGTACGGCGAGTACGGCAGAACACCCGCACATCCGCACATCAAGGCGGTGGAGGAGTGGGTACAGAGCGAGCTTCCCATCGAGATCGAGAAGGAGTTGAAGAACATATGACACTTTTTGAAACACTTCAGACCATCGGGCTTCCGTGTGCATATTCGCACTTCAGAAAAGGCGATGCAACCGCTCCGCAGAATCCGCCATACCTGGTGTATTTAGGGGCAGGGCAGGACACCTTCGAAGCGGACAATACGCACTACTATCGGGAGAATCGATATCAGGTCGAGTACTACTTCACAGAAAAGAACGAAGAACTGGAAGCCCAGATCGAGGACACGCTCCTCATGAACGGCTTCCTTTATGACAAAAGCGAAGATGTCTATATTGAGAGTGAGGGCGTCTTCGTGATCTACTATCAAATTTAGCATGGAGGATTTAAATGGCTAACAAGGTAGAATTTGGTATATCGCAGCTCCATGTTTGCACATACACGGAAAGCAACGGCACAGTAACACTCGGCACACCCTACCATCAGAAGGGGGCGGTTTCATTCAGCCCCGAAGAGCAGAGTGAGCAGAACAATTTCTATGCCGACAATATCGTGTACTGGAGCGGATACTCCGGCGGAACACTCGAGGGGGATCTCGAGGTGGCCATGTTCGACGATGAGTTCAAGACTCAGTTCCTGGGCTACAAAGCTCTGACAAACGGCGGTCTTGCAAACGTCAAGAACCCCACCAAGCCGTCCGTCGCGATCTTCTTCCAGGTCGAAGGAGACAACGAGAGTCGCAGAGTTGCACTCTACAACTGCTCCCTGGGTGGAATCACAAGAGAGTACAACACCATCGAAGAATCAAAAGAGCCGACAACCGAGACTCTTCCCGTGACATGTGTCGGGGATAATGCCTCGGGCGTCACCATGGCGGTCTTTAAGGAGGGCGACACGGGATACGACACACTGTTCACCGCACCCACAGCCCCGGTGCTCGCTCCTTAAGAGCTACGGAAGGAAGGGCGGGGGAGACCTCGCCCCTTTTCTTATTAGGAGGAACATGAAATGGAAAAAACCATCAACATAGGAG